ACATTTCAAAAGGGAACAGGATTTTATTCTCAATTAAGTCCTCATCTTGAAATACTTGATTTAATACCTTAACCATTGCAGACTTAGCCATATCACCGAGCATAATATTTATCTGTGCATCACTAATAGCTGGATAGTTCTGTGTCTGTTTAATGTTATCAACTGTAACAAGTGGGCTGAAATCTTGAAAATAAGAACCTGACGAAGTGGCTAAATTAGTAGCATCAATAACAGGATGTGTCGGATCAATTGACTGTTTCCAACCAACTAACCCGATCACATTGCTATTTATTTTGCTAATTTGAAACATTACTTAATGACGTATTTAGTCAAAACAGTTGTAGTGCTTGTACCAGAACCAACAGTGACTACTTTATAATATTTGAAAGGTAAGTCCTGAACTACAAAATCCCATATTGCACCAGACGTAACTGTCATTGTGTCATTTGGAAATCCTTTAGCTAATCCGGCAGCATCTGTAATAGTTACATAAGAAGTACCATCTACTGAACCTTTCAATGTTGCAGTTCCGGCAGTAGTTCCACCAACCTGAGTAAATACAGTCTGAAAAGTAATTGCATTACCCTGTCCTGTTGCCGTAACAACGTCAGACGTAGCTGTTGCACTATTCACATACTGTTTTACAGTTGTGGTCTTAACTACTCCAATCTGTGCGCTTGCTGCCATTGCTACAATAGCGAAAACAAGCAAAAAGATAAACTTTTTCATAATTAAGAAAGTTGACCTGCTTTAAAAATTGGAGAAGCATTAGCGGTACTCATTGGCGCAATGATAGGAGCTAAGTCGATAGAGATTTCAACTTCTACGTTTACATCCTGAGATTCTCCGGCTGCGGCTTCATTATCTGCTGCTACTGCATATTCATGCAAAGCAAAAGTAAGACCTGAACCAAGTGGATCGGCAATAGTTGAATAACGACCACCAATAGCAAAAGGATCACCATCACCCTGACGGTTCAAAGTAGGAATCCACGGCAGAATACCAATAGTCCCTTCTGGAATGATATAACTCATCCAATCGTAACCTACTGTATTAGCAAATTCGGTAGAAGCTACCATGTTCATTCCATCAACCTGCCAACCTAAGTTCGTTGCGTTACCTTGTCCTTGCTGTGCTAAAAATGCAGCATTTGCCTGAGCGCGAATGTTGTTGATTACATCGAAAGAACCTCCGTAATACTGTTCTTGCATGAACATTTTCAAGTATTGGAAATACTGAGCTTTATCAGCTTGCAATACACCAAATAAGAAGTTAGCAGCATCCCAATCGCCTGATTGCGGAGTAGCAGAAACAACTACCTGAGATTTATTTGTATTCAATAAAGCCATCAAAGCGGTTTCAACTCCACCATGAATATCAATAGCTGCACTTCTAACTTCGGCTGCTAACATTTCAGCAAGTCCAAATACGTTACGGTCAGCCTGTTTTTTGGAATACTTAAACTTACGTGCATAAGTTACGTAATTAGGCGTTACAGTCATTGAATCACCAATATCTCCGGTGTGATTGTAAGCACGAGCAGCACCTAAAGCCACGGTATGCTTTGCCAAATTCTTAACAGTTACCGGAACTTGATCAGATGGTTTTTGATTCCATGCAGCTTCACGAGCCGAAGCCGGGATCAGCATATTTGTGTTCTTTAAAAATACAGATAATGCAGCTGAAGGTTTGTGTTTAAACTCCGGTTTTTGCATCATCTCATCTAGCTTGTATTGAGCAGCAAGCCATAATGAATCAGCGTAATTTGCCATTTGTTATAAATTAAGAGTTTTTAAAATTATCAATTAACTTTTGCCCTTCTGGACTTGCAGGATCAATCTTGTTAGTTTCCATGTGTTTAAATACATCATTGACTGTTTTAAAGTCAGATGAACCTCCACCTTGATTGCCACCACCACGACCGCCAGAATTTAACCAATTGTTTTGTGTTGCGAAATCGGTTAATATTTCTTTTACTGGAAGTGGTTTTTCTAATTTATCCTTTAATACATTACCGCCTTTTTTAGCTACCAATTGGCCGCCTTCATCATAATCAAATTCATAATTAGAACGAGCCAATAAAGCAAACTGATCAGGCTTAATAATGTTTAATCCTTCGGGCATTGACATTTGTAGATCGGAATTGATCTTGATGTCTTTTACTTTTGATTTATACTGATTGACTTCACTTTCTTTTGTTGCAATATCAGTTTGATACTGTTTTTGAAGATTTGTGAGTGAATCAGATAATTCTTTGATCTTTGCAGAAGGTTCTTTGCCGTTTTCAGCAACTAATTTGTTCTTAATTGCATCAGCTATTACTTTTCGGTCTTTACCTTCAATTTCCAATCCAAAATCAGATTTCAAATCTTTCATTGCGAAGTCATAACCGATTGTTTGACCTTCTTTTTTACCTTCACCCCTAACAGTTGTTTTAAGGGTTTCAAGTTCATCGTTGCTTACAAAGCTACCTTCAATTAGTTCTAAAGTAGTTTCCTCTTTAGATTCAATTGCTTTTTGCAGAACTTCTGCGCCACCTTTGACGAACTTCGCCAACTCATTTAAATTTGTAATTGCCATAATTTATTCAGCTTTTGGTCTTCCAACCTTTTTAGTTTCGTCTTTTTCTGCCAATTCATAAAACAAACCAGTCGAACCAGTCTGTAAATTGTTAGTTTTAGCGTCACGTTCAGAAATCATAACAAAGCCTCGCTTAGTTGGTTCCTTCCTGATTATTTTGGTTTTCTTGTGTGGATGATCCCACTCGATCACCTTGTACTCTAAGTGCTTCTTGTCTTGCATCTTTTTTTGTTTTTAAATACGTTTCAAATTCATTTTTAAGTGTATCAATATCTTTTAACAGAATATCTTCGTAAACTAATGATTTAAACCATTCATTAAAGTAGTATTTAGCAATCTTGTCATCTATTGCTAATTCAGTTAAACTACTTATTTCTTCGTCAGTCTTATGAACGAACGGCTCTAATTTAATGCCTTTAGTTGCTACTGTCAAACTTTCTAAGTCGTTAGCAAATTCAGCCTGATAGAATTGATTCAATAGATAATCCAAACTAACTTTCGGGCTACCTTTTCCCTTTGCAGTTTCGTATTTGTTCCAGATTTGATCTGGACTTTCAACTAAGAACCTTCGACCGTAATTAATTGAAGCACCTTTAAATGATTCATTCAGGTAGAAATAACCGATAAATTCAGTCATTTTCTTTTCCATGTCTTCGAATGAATCAGCCAATTGATTAAGCCGATCATTTACAGGTTGAACGTTCAAGAAAGCCTCTGTTGCAGTCTTTTCCTTATTATTTGGATTATCTTGCGTACTTGTTCCCCACATTGAATAGTGCATCAATCCCCAAATCCAATCCAATTCTATCCGTTGTTCTCTCCAAACTTCCAAATCTGGTTGAACATATCCAGCTATGTTTGGTGCTAATATTGGATCCTCAGAAGATTTTGGAGTCTGTAATTTGATTACGTCAGATACATCTTTCCTGAACGTATGACCTTCTCCATTACAACTAGGACATTTTGCACCTTCATATAATTTAGTTCCATCACAAGTCTTACATGGTTGAACATATGCCCAAAAAATAGGATACCCATGCAAAAACTCGTATATATTCTTGACTGAACTTGTATTTAAATAATGATCTGCCAACTCGATCACTGAATCAACAGGGCTTTTTTTCATTTCAAGTTCGTAGTCGATCAAATCAGAATTAATAATAGCAGGGCATCGTTTAAACAAAACAGGATAAGTTTCATCTTCGACTATTGATAATACTTCGCCTTGCTTTTTAATCAGATAATCAAATTTATCATCAACTACCCTATAAAAGTCAGCATCAATCTGCTTTCCTGAAACATCTACTTTTTTAAATGGTTTGAATATTACCCATTCAATGTAACGACCATTCGCCTTATAGTTCAGGATACATTCAATTGATTTAATTGTTGGATATGTTTCTTTGTCTTTAACCTCGAAAAATACCAATCCATTCGGATCAGAATAAAACTTATTAGCCTGTATTTTTTGAATCCAATTGGTTACAGAATAACCATACTCAATGTCAGATAATTTAGTCTTTAATAATTGCTGTTTGGCTGTTGTAGATGCTGAATAAGTTCTATTACCACCTTTAGCTGAAAATATCTTATCGACTGGTCTGAGTAAGTTTTCAAAGACAAATTTATTTGAAGTAGCAAAGTCTTTTCTTAATTGGTATTGACGTTCATTTTCGTAGTGTCCTACTTTGGCTAGGTATTCAGCAACATCATCACCGTTAATATGGACATTCAAAGTTTCATGCTGTTCGCACGCTTCTTTAATCCATTTCGGTTTACCTTGATTTATCAGGGTTTTAATATCTTCAAAAGATAGTACTGACATAGTTTAAATATGTTTGTACAATATTACAAAATCAAATTGATAAAATTATCAAAATGATAAAATATTTTTATTGTGATAATTTTAAAGCATAAAAAACCGGATAATTAGTCCGGTTTAAAAAAGTTCAAATAGTCGCAATGTTAACCTAGTAATATACCTTAATTTCAATCGGAACCTCTGTATATATGTCAGCTAAATCAACTGCGGTGTCTGTTGTCGCATTATATACAAAAAGAAGTATTGAATTTGAATCGTAATTTATCTTTAAATTAAAATAATGATCTGCCAAGGCGTTTGAGTATATTGGAGCTGTTATTCCACCCTGTACTCCACCGAAATACGGGATAAACGTTTTTTCAAAAGGGAAAGCACCATCCAATGTTCCGTAATATTTACCCACCGAATTTCTAACCCATGAAATTGCTCCTATTGTGTTTGCAAATACTAGCACCGTAGGATTTGCTAATGCAGTATCTTGACTAATTCTAGCAACGTATTCTTTGTATGATCTAGTTAATAAAACATATTCAGTTGAAGATACCGCTAAAACCAATACTCCTGTTTCAGTATTTTTATACTGTAATCCTTCAACCAACCCACTTGTACTAACCAATGTTGCCAGTTCTGCTGTTGTAACTAGGTTAACTAATAATTTATCTGCCATGATTTTTATTTTTAAATGGTTATGTATTCATTATTTGATGTTTTAATGTAGTCTCCATCGCCTGTTATAAGTGCATTTAAAGGTACTTGACTAACACCTGCTAGGATATAATTACCATCGGACGTTTTTATATAGTCGCCATCGGCAGTAACTATTGCACCCTCTGGAATTGGTGGCGAAGGACTCGAATTTGTCCCTAGTTGAACCGTTTTAATACTTGTATTAATTAAAGTAATAATCATGTTAATTTATTATATAATTAACTGTTCCTGTTGTTACACCATCAAATAATATTCTCCAAAACAATTCGGGATCAGATTCAAATGATTTGATCAAAACAGTATTATTCGCTAATATAAACGTTACATCTGCACCTGACTCTTGTGCATTACACCAATTAGTCTTATCTAACGAAAATTGAAGCCTACAAGTAGTGTCAGCGCTTAGATTAGAACTTAATAGTTGAATTGAAAATGTTTTTTTTGTATTGATAGTTCGACCAAAAGACCGAATAGTTGACAATACAATTGATCCTGATATTTTTGCCATTGTATTAAGATTTAATGTTATACAACACAAATATATAAATATTTTTACCACATTGCAACAAAATCTTTTTTAACCTCAAAAATCATTTTCATTAACAACATATCCAAGTAGTCAGGCGAATGTCCTAAACTTTCTTTCATTTTATCCTTACTGATCAACTTCTTTTTTTGCTCGTCATTGTCTAGGTTATCCCTCTTTAAACAGGCTGATATTTCTTTTTTAATTTCCTCTTGCTGAAATTGTGAACAAATGATCTTTATCTCTCGATTATTGATCAACTCAGCTAATTTAAAAGCACATTCAGATTTAAGATTGTTGAACTCTTTTTTATTCTTTGGTGTTGTGTTTCCGTGAAAAGTTTTAATGTTGTTGATGTAACTTTCCAGATATGCCCCCAATCCGTCACTATCTGCCACAATATTACTATTGCCTACACCTTTACTGTCTTTTAATTCTTTTAGGTCTAATTCAATTGATTTGCCTGTTGATTTGCCTTTATCAATTGAAACAGTACATCTATTTCCTTCCCAATACCCTGCAATGAATTTATCTCTCCCTTGCATCGCTAAGTCAGCAGAAATATACTTTTGTCCTCCTATTACATGATCATTTGTGAATATGTCGCAGATTGCATCCCAACCGCATAAAGCAGATGGATCATCGTCATAATCCCAATTACCTAAATAAAGTCTTTCTCTTTTATTTTTGTCACCCAATCGACTTAACCGATCTACATATTCAGCCGGACAATAAGGATTATCTTTTGCAAGTGCCGGAATATAACCCTGATTTTCTGGTAATGTCTTATCTATGCTTTTGCGATAAAAGAACGTATAAAGCCAATTTTTAGCCGGATTACAGGTTATGAATATTTTACCTAATATTCCGTATTTATCGTTATTCCATCGACCAACACGACTGCAAAGGGTATCATAAGCATCATAGTGAACTTCTCCGGCTTCTTCTATAAATCCTGACGTAAACAATGAAGAACCTAAACCATGAAAATCAGTATCGGAAGGTTTGCGCTTGCATTCAAGCATATAAATTTTAGACTTATTCTTAAACTCAATATAATTGTATTGACCGTTTATTTTATAGTCTAAATCTTTTTCTAAGTGAAGGAAGTTTTTAATCTCTGTGAAAGTTTGCATACCATAAAGCATAATATCTTTTAAGGTATTTCTTCCAACAAAGTAGTGTGTTTCAGGATAGCATAGACTCATCATTGTAACCCACATCCAACCAGTATATGACTTGCTTCCCCCGGCTCCGCCTCCGAACATTAACTCAGTAGTAATCCTATCGGTAAGTCCTATAAAAGCATCTTTTTGCTTTGTGAATGTTTTGCCGTCGTGATCTGTAATGAATGAAAATTCACCACGTTTAAAAAGTTCAATGTATATATCTGTTATGTGATTAGCCACAAAGTTCTATATAGATTTCAAATTCGTGAGAAGTCATTTAATTATTTCAGGTCGTTTCCACCAATCAATGCGAATAGGATATAAATTAAAATGATAAAATGTGCCATCATAATACCAATCGTTATACCCATAAAACTTATCGTACATTGTTTTATCAATTATAAAATTAATCGAAAAGTGATACCACATTCGACATTTATACCCACCTATTGAAATATACGATTTGCTATAAAAATTCATGTTTCAATTATTTTAATTAACCAACCATTTAACCCAGCCACCAGATCAATTTTACCAGACTTTCTTAACTCTCTTATTTCATCCTTGACCTAATCTTTGGTTAATTCGTTCCGAAGATCGTAGATTAATTCATTTACTCCGATATAAGGCCATTTAGACTTATTGTATTTTATAAATATGTAATTTTCTGTTTTAGTCATTACTTTCTAATATACATCAAAAAATCTTCATCAATGCTAATTGGCGAAGGTGTTTTTAATTTCTTTATTGATGATTTAGGTATTAATTTTGCTTTCATAGTGTATTTAGTTTTAATTTCGTTTTTTGCCCTGCAAAGTGTCGGCATTATTGTAAGTAAAAAGCCTATTTTTATTTCAATTTATTACTTGCGTTCGCTCTCAATATAAGTTCTTCGGTAGATAATTGCGATAAATCAACGGTTTTAATCGTTCCTGAATGCTCAATCTTATCAGCTGACTTATATCCCATCATTTCATTAATGGTCTTAATTGCGTCTGTTTTGCTGAATAGTTTGATCTTAATGTATTCAATCTCTTTTGTCTGATCATCAAAATTAACGGTTACAGTCTTAGTATCTATGCTTTCAATTGCAGCCTTTTGATCTTCTGTAAGCTCTTCAAAGTCTTTACGTTCTATCCAAGTATTATGCAGATGTGCAATGGACGTAAAAGCAATTTTAGCTAATTCTTTAAGGTTACGAAGCTTTGATATTCCGGCTTCTTCTTCGTAATTATTACGAATAAAAGCAATGTATTGTTGAATTTCAAGTTTTGTCAAGTTTTCTGAACCTATCTGATAAGCAGAAGAATCACTATATCCGGCTATTTTAGCTGATCTGGTAGCGTTCCAATCAATTATATATTCATGGCAAAAAATACGCTGTTTTTCAGTTAGTTTGTCCTTTAATTCAGCTAATGTATATTGCTTATCTTCTGCCATTTTAACTATATTTAATTTCCTCTATTACTGATGGATATAATATAATCCTAACATTTGGAATTTGATTTCCAAACATAGGACAACTTCCTTTTCTTTCAATCTCTGTTTGCGTATCATATAAATCAATTTGAAATCTACCAAAAAATAATTTCTTGATAAAACATACATTTAAACAAATATTATCAATTGAACTTCGTTTATCTATCGTTCCTTTTGGTACAGGATAGTAATAAACTCCGTTTGCTTTTATATATTCTATTTTCATATTATTTCTTTTTGTAACCGCTTGCATATATTGCCTTAGCTTGCTTTTCAGCTTCTTTTTTAGTTGGATAAGTCTTTCCTGACTTTCCGAAGCGATAACCTCCTTTAACTTTTTGAACTGGCATGATGTTAAATATTAGTTATACCAATTAAAAACAAACTCACAAGTATTCTGAAAGTTAGTTGCTTTCTCATTGCAACTGATCTTCATTTCACCTTGCTCACTTGAATATATTTCAAAGTTATCTAAATTTTCTGATATATTGCTTTCAAGTGAGGTTTTTACTTCATCCTGAATCTTTTGTATTAGTTGTTGTTTATTCATTTTCAATAGGTTTAAAATCGTTACAGTATCGGATATAGCCACCGTCATAAATTGGTGTATAACTTGCCTGATTCGCAAATATAGGCATTCTGAACATTACTCGCTTTCCTAATTTGCATTTAGCCTTTGAAATCATAGGACTTATAAATCCATATTCCTCATAAGCTGGTTTAATAAAATTTACACACTTATCACATTCTACTCTTTTTGCTTTCATGGGTTGATTGTTAGTTCTTCTCCGGTTAAACAGAAATATATGTTTTGAAGTTGGTGTACGTATTGTAATACAGTAGCCTTATATTTGCCTGTAATTGGTTCATTCAAAAGAAAATCCATTGTTCCTGTTTTAATATTTCCATGAAGCAATAACCATGCTTTTTGATAGTTTGAACCTACTTTTTCAAACCCAAACTTAATCAGCCATTCTTCGGTTAGATGGATAGGGTTAATAATATCAAGCGTATGAAAGTAAAATTCTGCTCCTTTTTCTTCAATCCACCTTGAGTAAGCATATTCATCCGCTTCCGTTGTGGAAACAGTAAGTATAACATGAGTTGTTTGCTCATAATTGATAAAATTCCCGATTCTTAATTCATTTGCTTTCATTAGTATTCTTTTTGTAGGTTTATTTCGTTCTGTTCAATAATTTTCCGTAAACTATTGTTCTTTTCGGGAGTTTAGTTTTGTTGATTTCAATTTGTACTTTTAATAGCTGAATTTCAAGTCTTAACTTGTCTTTAGTTAATTGACTTAATTCGTTCTGATAAGTGATATATGAGCCAAATAAATAGCCTAAATAGACTGAACAGATAAATATTAAAATGCTTCTAATTGTTGATTTCATATTATTTAGTTTTTAATTCATGTATTCTTTCTCAATGTAGTTAATCATTGCCTCAGTGCATCTTTTACAATCTGGCATACCTTTAACAATAAATAGTTCTAAGTATCTTAACCCTCTGATTGTTGAGTAAGTTTCATAAAGTATTTCATTCTCTATCCAGAAATGATCATGATTGAATACTTTATTTAATGTAGTTTGATGCGTTTCAGTATTCATGTCAATTAATGTTTGCTATTAATGTATGTGTAATGTAACGTTAATGTTTTTTAAATCTTGTAAGTGATTGATAATTAGATGTATTTTGTCGGGCGTATTAATGTGCGTAATGTACGTAACTACAATAGCTCACATTTAATTGATTCAAATAACTCCCACGGAATACGCTCTAAAGACCGGATTTCAACTGTTCCGCTTATTACCGTTACTTCTGTTATTCCGTAACGTTTTATTTCTTCGCTGAACTTAGTTGTTAGTTTAGATAGTTGGTTCATATTTTAGATTTTAGTTCTTTTGCAACATCTAATATTGAAATATAATCAATTGTTACGCAAGTATCATCACACCTGAAAACGTCACCACCAACGCTGCTTTCTTTATTCTCTATTTTCAATCTGGCACCCAGACATGATTCTTTTGCCATTTCATCAATAGCATCTAACTGCGCTTGCCTGATTGCGTTTCTAATTCTTTGAAGGTCTTTCCCTGAAATTGGATTGTCATAAACAGGAGGAACATACTCAATTGATGATTTCATAGTTTTATTTTTAGTGATTATAAATATACTCAATTATCGTATTATTTCAAAGCAAAACACTATATTTGTTTCACTTCTTTTTGTTTCATAGGTTTAGTTTAGTTTACCGGATAGTTACTTAGGCTATCCGGCTTTTAATTTATTTATACCTTAAATTATCAAATCGTTTAAACTCAACACGTCCGCAATAAGCAGGAACCCATGTATCAATATCCCATCCACACTGAATATGAAATTGACATTGTTTATATACTCCTATTAATGTTCGTTCTGGATATGTGGCTCTAAATATTACGGTTTCATCTCTAAAATCAACTAATAGATATTCTTCGTGACCCATGCCATCATATTTCGGTCAAGTCTGCATTCTGTTTGTTTTGGGAAATTCTCTGGATAAATACGTTTCATAATGAATAGTTTTTAGTGTTTTTGTATGTCCCAAAGGTACTATATATAGTCACACCGTCAAAACAATTGAGTATGTTGTATAACACAAAATTTAGTCAGCTAAATATTTGGATTGTATTACTAAATATAGTTATCTTTGGTGTATAAATTAATCACTAAAACAAAACAAAATGGAATCAGCAATTGAAATTTACGGAGGTGTTAGAGTTAATGAAACTTTAGAAATGTTCATTAATAAAATTAACTGCGAACGTGACGAAATGAATGAAGTTTCAAATTGGACAAAAGAGATGGAAGAAAGATATGAAATTTTAGACAAACAATTAGTTGATTTATTAGATGCAAGAACTGCTTACAGATTACAATTTTAACTAACCATTTAAAGCTGTCCTATCTGGCTACGGGGAAATAAAATGAAACAAACTAAATTTAACAATGGAGATTCAGTTAGATTGAAAAAGAATCTTAAAGTCGGTAATGCTTATGCTGGGTTTGAACTATTAAAAGGAATGTATTTTGATGGGTTAAGAAGCATTGATGAAGTTACAAATGTATCGTGCTGTGTTGGAATCTATTATTATCCTTTTGAAATGCTTACTAAACAACCCTAACTTTGTGACAAATTTAAGTATAAATTACCCTAACTTTATAACACATGAATGAAAAACTATCACTATTAACCCTCTTTATTGAGAAGCTAGAACAGGCTAGAATCATCGGCTTAACTCAATCAGGTATCGCAAAGCAACTAAACATCTCTACAAATACAATCAGCCGTTATAAGACCGGAAAAGGACAAATGACAACTGATACTTACGAACGAATTATTAACCTGATAAATTCTAAACTCAATGAAAAAGCGAAAAAATAAAATGCCAATATTTATTACTAATCAACCTAAACCTGAGTGGCATAAAATTGATCTTAATGATCAGGAATCAAAAAAGAATAGAGAGAACCAAAAGAAGTTAATGTTAAACAACAAAAATAATAAATACTAACATGAAACCAAAAAGACTTTATAGCAAAAAATTTAATTCATTTGCAGAATGGAATGGATCAGCATATGAAGATAAAAACATTTCAGGATCTTATTTTTATACATTAGAAAAAGCTGAAAATAATAGTTATTTGCCTGAAATAATAAACGATCATAAAATTGAAATATCGCTAAAGTATTGGATTGCCTTAATTGGATTCTGTGCAATCGTGTTATTTATCCCTTTTTCTGACTATTTAGCAGATAACGTTGCAAAAACTATAAGCTTTGATCCTACAACATTTTTATACTTGATCATTATTTTTGCTTTTTTGTTGACAATATTTAAAATAATAATTGGAATTAAAAACATACTGAAATGAAACATCTATACGAATTACTTGCATTTCAGCTAAAAGAAATGTTTATATACCTCGATAGCTTATCTGATCGGACTATCTTTATTTGCTATGCTATTGCATTTTTCGCTCTTTACTTATTATCAAACCGAGTTAAAAAACAATCTAAAAACTAAAATCACATGAAACTATTATTAAACTTTCTTGAAACCCATTCAGTCAATTATGCACTAATTAATGGCTATCTAACAGTCTTTTTATTGATCGCTATTATTTTTATCATTGCTTTGTATTTACGGCTTAAAGAGGCTAAAACGTGGATTAAATTCAGTGATATTGAGAAGAAACAGACCCGAACAGAACTAAAAGAAGAAAAAGCATTTTCCGAAACTCAGGGCAGTATGTATTCTAAATTACTCGTTAAGTATGCTGATACAAAAAAGTACTTTGAAGATGCTGTTGCTGAGATTACATCACTACGAAGTAAGCTTAAATTCAGTTATGAAAGTAGTGAAAATTTAGGTAATAGATTTCACGAAGATCAATTAAAAATTGAATCACTAAATAAAGCTCTTACTTATTGGAAAGAAAGAGCATTACACCAGAAACATAGTAAGCCAGTTAAACAGGTGGAAAGCGATTGGTATGAATGTGTAAATGAAATTAAAGGTTATTTTGTTGAAGGTTGCATATACAAAATAGACAATTCATCTAATGATAATCCATTTCCTGATAATGTGTTCAGGTTATTTATTAACGAGAATCATTTACATTCTTATTTAGTCAATAGAAAAGATTTTAAACCAGTACAAAAATAAATTTGCATACTATGAAAGTATTTTGTACTTTTGTGTTATGCCAAGTATTGAAATAGAACATAGTAAAACGATATTAAACGTATTCGGCAAAAGTGCCGTTTCAAGACTTGGCAGTCTAAGATTTAACCATTCTCATTTATTTGGGGATGGTTTTATCGTTTCTAATACTAGCTGAAAATAGCCTACATAAGCAATTGAATGAAGTTAGTTATATAAAGCCATTCTGAAAGCTAATAAAGGTCTTAAATCACACCTCAGTCATCAGTATTGATGAAAGCATACAATCAGTTAAATCATTATTGCACGTTCTACGACTTATGTGTATAGTGAGCCAAAACGGAATCCGAGAACTCATTCGAGAAGTAGTTTTAGTCTGAATTTATAAGTTATATCCTTTTAGGGGGTAGGGGTATGACTTATTTTTTCAGACCTTCAAAAACCTCGAATCTTTTCTCAAAGTAGTTAGTTCATTAATGTTTGAATATATGCTTAACAACACACTTTAAAATTAGATTAATCAATTCAAAATAAATAAATTGCGGTAAATTTAAAACTAAAAGATATGAAAGTAGAACTAAAACACCTTGCATCTTATTTGCCTTATAAACTTAAAATAAAAAGAGGCGAACGTAATTTAGTAATGAATACTGGTCAAGGCTCATCTACTCATTGGGTGGGTATTTCAGCAGTAATTAAATGGTATAATTCAGATATGATATCAAAGCCAATACCAATTTTAAGACCGCTTTCAGACATTACAAAGCCTTGTTTGGATGGTGGGTTGATCCCAATTGTTGAATTGGTTAAAATAACAATGGGAGTTGATAGCATAAAAGTAAAAAAATTAGAAATAAATAAAGACGGAGCATTCATACTATTTAATGACGATTTTGTATTTGCATATTGTATTGAAAAGAGTTTTGGTATGTATGATTTTAATGGTAAAATTTATACTCCTGCATTTCAATTACGGCTTTTTGAAAAACTATTCGAGTGGCATTTTGATATTTACGGATTAATTGAACAAGGTTTAGCAATTGACATAAATACTTTAGATTAATGTTGTAGAACATACCAATATATTAGTACCATATTACTATTAACCCTATTTTTGTTAGACATTCTAAAAACAACCAAATGAAAATCACAGCAATCGAATTATCAGAAATTGAAATTAACGCTATCGTTAATCATTTAACAAATAAGTTTAACACCGAAGATTCAAAACAAACAATTGAATTTCAATTAAATGAAGTTGTTGAATTTGTAGGTGTAAATTATTTTTATCATTGTCCTGATGAATATATGATTGAATCAGTTTTAGAACTTTACACCGAATATCCCGAAGCTGACGAAAACAACCAGACCGAAATATCAAGCCGATCAGTAATGAAATATTCAACTACTTTCTTTTACGATGGTGAAGAGATTAAAGTCAATTTAGATAATCTAGATAAAATACATGAGTTAATTCACAAATACTATGAAATCTAAAAATAACTAAACATGGAAAATCAAAAAATTACACCTGAAATGTATTTGGCTCTAAAAAAGCCATTACCCACCGAAGCAATCAGCCAACACCCTACAAAGACCTATTTATCTTCGATTAAAGCCATTTATGTAACCGAAAGACTTAATGATGTATTTGGTTGTGGTTCATGGCAAGTAAGAGCCGAAAAAGTATCAGAAAACGAAAACGGGATGATAGTTATTAAAACAATTTTAACCATTCCAGAATACGGAGTTTATTACGAATCTTTTGGAGGTAACGATAATGGAGGTGAAAAAAATAAAAACTTTGATTTAGGCGATGCTTATAAAGGTGCAACAACTGACGGAATCACAAAAATAGGTAGTTATTTGGGAATTGGTATTGATGTGTTTATGGGTAAAGGCACAAAACCACAATCACAAAATAATCAATCGAATCAACCAAAGATTGAAACATGGATGAGTGAAAAGAATTTTAACGCTATCAAAGCTGGATTAATGTCAGGTGATGAAACAATGATTGAAAAGGCAAAAACTAACTTTAAGGCTTTTCAGGTTGCGCCATACGGAACTAAAAAAGAATACAAAACAGAACTTGAATTAATCATTAATAATTTATAACATGGAAAATCATAACGCATTATCAGTATTTGGATTGATGCCAGAGAATAAAGCTCAAATTACGAGCTTTATTCAGGCTGCAAAGAGTGAAATATTATCAGGACAATACAATCCGGTAAAAGTAGAAGTACAGTTAAAAATCATGGAAGAACTCATTTCAGGACTTCGCAAAGATGCCGAAATCAGGAATCAGTTATTAACAGAACTTGATAAATATACTGAAAAAACAATTGCTATTTACGGAACTGAAATAACTAAAAGTACTAGAGCAACATTAGACTATTCAACGTGTAATGACAGCGAATTACAAGAGTTACAAGAAAAAGCAGATCATTATAATGCAATGGTTAAAAAACGTCAGGAAATGCTTAAAAATATTGTTCCTATGTTGGTAGTTAATCCTGAAACTGGCGAGTATCTTAACCCACCTTCAAAAAAGGTAACTGAAGTAATTTCGATCAAAATAAAATGACCGAAACTTATAACTTATCAACATCAGAAGGCTTTCTAAAAGCTTTCGGACAATTTACATACCTGAAAGAAAAAGGCGCAATTATTGAGTTAAAAGAAGTTAAGCAAACCAGATCAAGCCTTCAAAATAGAGCATTGCATTTATGGTTCACGTCTTGCGCAGAAGCTTTAAACAGTTCGGGTGAATATTTTCAGTATTTAGATTACAAAAACGTATCTGCTGAAATGCTTTGGTCTGGTGAGATGTTTAAAACTTATTGGATTAAACCGATTATCAAAGTTCTGTATCAATACGATTCAACAACAAAGCTCAAAACAAACGAAATTGACCAACTTATAGACGTTATTTCAAAGCGATTTGCAGAAAACGGATTAACGGTTAACTTTCCTTCATCATTCGATGTATGGCTTAAATCAGCTAAATATTGATATGTTATACAACATACTTTAAAAGCCAGTAATATCAATTAGTTAATATACTTTTGAGAACACCTTAAAACGAAAAGAAATGAAAGCAGACAATTTACACTACGTTATTTTTGATGGCACTTCTGCATTTGTAGGATCATTTGAAGATATTAATGAAGATGATGAAGTATTATTCAAATCATCAAGTTTATTCTTTGCAAATAACTTTTGCGATAAGGAAAACAATAAAATAATTGGTCATGAATCATAAAAGCACATTAATCAAATCAATCCAAAACATAGCCGGAATAGAGGGTGTTTCCCTTCTGGCTATATCGCCTGAATCAAACGATTTTATGGTAGTGGAAATCTTTTTCGATCCGGTATCAGTTTGTAACCGTTTGACACCGGAAGAAGTGGCACTGAGGAATTACAATGCTACTGTAAAACGTGATCTGATAAATGATAAAACAAACATATTTGATTTTATCAAAAAAATAGCAGAAGAAGCAATAGAACTATCGGATAGCACAAAAGTTGGAACTTCAATATTTGACGCCTCAGAACTTGCCGATATTTCAATAGTTTGTGATTCAATAGCTATTCACTACGGAATAGATTTACAAGCTGAGAAAGAAGCTAAAATGTTATTCAACGAAACTAGAAAAGATTAGTCACTAAAATAAAAACCAAATCAGAATGACAAAAGAATTAACTTACGAAGATTTTCTAAAAACAAAACAGAAAAAAGTAATTGAATCAGGTTTTGATATTGAAGAATCAGAACTTAATCCGATGCTTTTTGACTTCCAAAAGTTCACCGTTAAACGTGCATTAAAAGCCGGAAAGTACGCAATTTTCGCCAACACCGGACAAGGAAAGACACCTATGCAGTTAGAAATTGCTCATCAAGTCTATTTAAAGACCAATAAACCAGTTTTAATACTTGCGCCTTTAGCTGTTACCGGACAAACTATTGAACAGGGTAATAAGTTTAATATTAATGTTAAATGGTTTACAGAAGATGCACCGATAAACATTGCAAACTACGATCAACTTGAAAACATTGATACTGAAAAATACGGATGCATTTGTTTAGATGAAAGTTCTATCCTGAAAAACGAACAGGGAAAATTCAGAAACTTACTGATTGACACGTTCAAAAAAACACCGTATAAATTTTGCTTTTCCGCTACACCTAGCCCGAACGATCCGATGGAATTGGGAAATCATAGTCAATTTTTAGACGCTATGACGTACAATGAGATGCTTGCTATGTTCTTTGTCAACGATATGCAGTCAACTCAAAAATGGCGTTTAAAAGGCCATGCCGTTGATAAATTCTATGAGTTTGTAAGTACATGGTCCGTTATGTATTCTCATCCTAAAGATATAGGATTTAAAACAGAAGGATTCGATTTGCCAGAGCTTGAAATTATAGAAGTTCAGGTATCAACACCACTACCAGAAGGAGTTATGTTTCCGGGTATAGCTGTTAATGCTACCGATTATAATTCATCACTTCGTGAAACTGAAACTGAGCGTATCAAAAAGACGATTGAAATTATCGAGTCACTTCCAAAAACTGAACAGATCATAGTCTGGACAAAACAAAATGAGGAAGCAAAAAGTATCTACAAACAATTAACCGCGCTTGGTTATGATTGTCGTAACGTGCAAGGCTCTGACTCAAACGAAAAGAAAGAATCTGATCTTTTGGGATTTGCTCACAATAGATATCAAATTTTGATAACTAAACTTTCAATTGCTTCGATGGGATTGAACTTTCAAAATTGCGGTATTCAGATTTTTGATTCGATTGATTTTAGCTTTGAAGGAACTTATCAAGGAATGCGACGTTCATGGAGATTTGGAAGAACAGAAAAAGTTACTTGTTACATGGTAACTACTGACCGAATGATTAACGTTATCAAAATATTACAGGACAAACAAAAATCATTTGAAAATATGCAAGCTAGCATGGTAAAAGCTGTTACTAAAAACTTAAATAATCAACTAACAAATTATGCGATGAACTCAGAAGATTTAAAGGCAGATAAATTTTGGTTAATGCGTGGTGATTGTGTGCAACGCATCAAAGAAGTTAACGACAATTCAGTCGATTTGATTGTATTCAGTCCTCCGTTTGCAGATTTATACACATACAGTAATCACATTGAAGATATGGGAAATGTATCTGGATATGATCAATTTGTCGAACAATTAAGATATTTAGCTCACGAACTAAAAAGAGTAATTAAACCCGGTCGTATTATTGCGATTCATTGTATGAATTTACCTACTCAAAAAGGCAGAGACGGATATATTGGATTAAGACGCTTCCCTGACATGATCAGCGATATGTTTGAATCGATCGGTATGTTTTTGCATTCTGATTTCACCATCTGGAAAGATCCACTTTTGGCAGCTGTAAGAACAAAAACAATCGGATTAGCTCATAAACAAGTAACTAAAGATATGAGCATTATTCGTGCCGGAATTGCTGATCGTGTGCTTTGTTTTAAGACAAAAGAACCAAATGAAGTGCCGATTCAATTGGATGATATTCGATTCACTTACTACGTTCCTATGCACCAATTCGATGAGTTTCCTCGTGATGTTAACGGATTTAATGAACATTGGGGATATGATCAAGAAAGTAAATATTCTAAAACTGAGCAATACTCTCATCAAGTTTGGCAGCGTTATGCTTCTCCTGTTTGGATGGATATTGATGTAACCAATACTTTGCAATGGATGAACGCCAAAGCGAATAATGATGAAAAGCATATTTGCCCACTTCAATTTGGAGTTATCGAAAGAATCATTCTTCTATATTCTAATCGTGGAGAAACTGTTTTATCTCCGTTTGGTGGTATTGGTTCAGAAGGTTATCAGGCTCTTAAAATGGGCAGAAAATCAATATCAATTGAGTTAAAAGATTCTTACTTTGAAATTAATAAACGTAACCATTTAACTGCTATCGAGCAGAATGGTCAATTATCAATGTTTTAAACTAACCATATGTAAACACTCTTAAAAAATCCTCAGATAATTGCAAATTCAATTCGCCTTGAAATCACTTTTATCTGGGGATTCGCTATCTTTACAACCATGCAAGAAATAATTAATCAGATCAAAGAAATAGCCGGAGTATCAGAAGTCTATACGGCCGGATATCAAACCTTAGTAATAACAATAAACCTACCAAATGAAGACAATTGAAGAATTTATAGAAAGTAAAATTTTAGAATTATTTGGAGATAATGATTTAGATAATGTGGCCGGAGATATATCAACGCTTTCAGAAGGTATAAAATTAGGTGTCAAATTTGCTCAGTTATGGATTCCTGCTGAAGAAGAATTGCCAATTGCTTACGAAATCGGTAATTGGGATGGATTAAGAAGTGAATTTGTCATAGCTAAATGCAATAATGGTAATTGGCATAAAGCAAGAATTTATTCAGGATTTATTGACGGACATAATTTTTGTGATTGGGCAAAAGAAGATGATTCGATAATAAGTAATGTTATTGAATGGAGACCAATAGAATTAAAATAAACCAAATGAAAGAAATACTATTAGAACTACTCAAAGGAAATTCAGTATTAATCGAAACTTCTCAAATAGATGAGTTTTGGTCTTACTGTATGACTCAGAAAAATCTATACAGTTTCAGATACGATTATTTTGAAACTACGGTTAAAATAACTATTACACCTGAAACAAATATTAGACAATGATACAGCCAAAACCTAAACTTTGTAGATATGAAGGATGTAATAATCAAGTTGCATCATTTCCAAACTCAACCATAAAAAGAAAGTATTGCCATGATCATTTTATTGAATTTGCAATAGCTAAATCTAAGGAACAGATTGCTAAATCAAAGATAATTGAAAAGAAAGAAAAAACAATTGAACTTCTTTCTGCAGATGGGTACAGACAAAAATATATTCAGCCTATTATAAATGAAATTGCAAGGCTAATAGATTACGGATGTCCGTGCATTGCAACAGGATCAATGAATGGTAAGATGTCAGGCGGTCATTTCTGGTCTGTTGGATCAAATAGAACTACTTGTTTAAACCTTCACAATATCCATATTCAATCCTTTCATTCAAATTCTGCTTTAGGTGGCGATAATATTCGATATAGAGAAGGAATAATAAAAGTTTATGGAATTGACTACATGAACAAGATAGAGTCATTAAAACTCTTAAAACCGCTAAAATTGACTAAAGATGATTTTATAGAAATTAAACGTATTGCTTCTGAAATTAGAAACGAATTAAGACAACATCGAAAATATTGTTTAGAATTAAGTACACCAGAAGAAAGAATAAAAATGCGTGAAGAAATTAATAATAAAATTGGCATATATGAAAGTTTATTTTAACTTTACTTTCGATTTCTGAATTTGGTTTTTTCATGTTTTGGTTAGTTTAGGTTTTTAGTGATTTAAAGAATTGGTAGCCGGAGCGATTCGGATACTTTTAACGGTAAATTATAACAATGTAAATATATGGCAGAAGTAAAACTTATAAAGACAAGTGAGAAGGTTATTATTTGGCTTCACAGAGAAGAAAAAACTCAGCAATGGTTAGCTGATCAATTGGGACAAACCAGACAGGCTATAAGCCAAAAGATAAAGGAAAACTATTTTACTGCATCAGATTTAATTAAGATAAAATATCTTGGATTTAACTTCGATTAATTTTTAGGCAATTAACAATAACATTGTAAAGATGAACGATAAAGAAAAAAGAATTTTAGTTTTTAATAAATTCAATGGTCGTTGTGCTTATTGCGGATGTATGATTGAATTTGATAAATTTCATGTAGATCATATAGAGCCAAAATACAGAGGTTATACTAATGATCAACTTATAAAATATAACATGAAAGTTAAAAAAGGAAGCGATAAAATTGAAAATCTATTTCCTTCATGCGCTTCTTGTAATTCGTCTAAATCTACATTTACAGTTGAAAAATGGAGAATAGAACTTGAATTAAAAAAGCAAAGAATTAAAAGAGATTCATCAACTTATAATATACTTTTAAGATACGTATGTATCATTGAAACTAACAATCCTATATTGTTTTACTTTGAAAAATGTAAATTATGAAATACTTTTTGCACGATTCAAATGCTTTCAATGATGAAAAGATAACCGAACTTTTTTTAAATTTTGGTTATGAGGGTTTAGGCTTGTTTTATACTATACTTGAAAAACTTGCATCTCAGGAAAAACCTATGAAAACAATAGTACTAAAGGCTCAATTAAAAGTCGGTAAAAAGTTAGAAAGATGCTGGTTGTTTATGGAACAAATAGAACTTATTTCATCAAACAATGGAGATACTTTTAACAAACAATTGCTAAACTTTAGTGAAAAGTATAACATTAAAAAAGAAAAAAACACAAAAAGAATTTCAGAATGGCGTAAAAATCAAGAGATTAAAGAAAATGTAACGTGTTACGAAAGTGTTAGTAACACTCCTAAAGTAAATGAAAGTAAAGTAAATATAAATAAAGAAGAAAATAAAGAAAATACACTTGATAATTTTAATATCAAATTTTCAAGCGAATTAAGCCAATTTGATGAATTTAGAATTTTATATCAAGGATCAAAAAGAGGAAATGAAACAGAGTTTAGAAACTTCATCAAACACAAAGATTGGAGGATTCAACTTTCAGAATTAAAAAACTGTTTAATAACACAGATCGAACAACGTAAAAAACTAAAAGAAAGCAATAAGTTTGTTCCTGAATGGAAAATGCTTCAAACATGGATTAACCAAAGGTGTTGGGAAGAAACGTTCACTATTTTGAAAGAGCCTAAACAAAAACCAAAACTAGCAGGATCATGAAATACCAATCTTCACAATCTAAACGAATTTACGACATTGACTTTGATCAGTCAAAAAAAGCAAGATATAAATGCCCTGAATGTGCTGATGGTCGTAAAAATAGCAAAGCTAAAGATTTGGAATACTATCCAGATACACAAAGAGCCTATTGTTTTCATTGTTCAACTACACTTTACGAATATAAACCGTTTGAATCTGTTCAGGTTTATACCGTACCTGAATGGAAAAACAAAACTGAACTTTCGGACAAGTCGGTTAAATATTTTGAAAGTCGTATGATCAGTCAAAATACATTGATTGAAATGAAAGTTTATTCTGATACGGAATGGATGCCGCAATTTCAAAAAGAAATGGAAGTGATTTGTTTTCCGTTTTTCAGAAATCAGAAGCTAGTAAACATTAAATACAGAGGTGCAAAAAAATCATTCAAGTTAGTTTCAGGAGCTGAATTGATTTGGTATAATTTTGACTGCATTTCAGAATCAAAAGAAATTATCATTTGTGAGGGTGAAATTGACGCTTTGACTTTTGTTGAAAATGGATTTAAAAATGTTATTTCAGTTCCGAACGGAGCAAAAAGCAAGTCTGAATACTTGGATAATTCAATTCAGTTTTTAGATCATATCGAAAAAGTTTATCTAGCTACTGACGTTGATTCAGTAGGAATAGAATTGAAAGACGAACTAATAAGAAGATTAGGCGCAGAAAGGTGTTATTCGGTCAATTTTAAGGACTGTAAGGATGCAAATGAATACTTTGCTAAGTATGGAGGTTTTGACTTCAAAGAAGTGCTTAGAACATCAAAACCTATTCCTATTGATGGGAATATTGAAATATCAAGTTTATACAATGAAATTATTGATCTGTATGAAAACGGATTACAAAAAGGTAATGAAGTCGGAATTGAAGAAATAGACAAGTTTTGCACTTGGGAATTAGGCAGACTTTGTACTGTTACCGGAATACCTTCGAGCGGAAAATCTGAATTTGTGGATTATTTAATTGCTAGGTTAAATTTAAAATATGGTTGGAAAGCTGCATACTTTACACCGGAAAATTACCCTTTAAAATACCATTATGCCAAAATACATGAAAAGTTCTCAGGGTATAAGTTTAGAAAGGAAACTGATAAAACAGACTTTCAAAGTATTTATGAGCATTTAAAAGACAATTTTTTCTATATTATGAATGAAAAAGATTTGACTATTGAATCAATTATGAAGTCTGCAAAATCATTCGTAAAGCAAAAAGGAATTAAAATATTGGTCATTGATCCTTATAATAAACTTGACCACCAACTTAAAAAAGGCGAAAATGAAACTCAGTACATTAGCAGATTTTTAGATGTATTGGTAAACTTTGCCAGATTTAATAACGTACTTGTGTTTTTGATTGCTCATCCTAGAAAAGTTGAAGCTGATAAAATACCAACAATGTACGATATTTCAGGATCCGCAAATTTCTATAATAAGACTGATTATGGATTTACAGTTCATCGGTTAAGAGATAATGGCGGGTCAATGGTTAATTCTGTTCAGGTACATTGGCAGAAAATAAAGTTTAAACATTTAGGCACGCAGGGAGTATCTGAATTAGAATATAACTTCAATAATGGAAGGTTTGATCCTGATGGTAATTTTGATAATACGGATTGGTTATGTACTAAACCTATTGAAGTAGATTTTTGGGATAATGTAAAGCCGTCAGGACAATTTAACCCGAATGAATCATTTTACGAACAAGATAAATCAGAGCATATACCATTTTAAAACAAGTAGATAGATTTTAACTTATGAAAGTATATATTAATAAATTCGGACAAATTACTGATGAAAAATCAGACTATGAAGTTGAATTGCAAGGATCGTATTTTCCTTTTGAGAATGGTTATAAATATGAGATTAAAAGCATAATTCCAGAGATACCATTGAAGTACATATTTAGCGATAAACTTTTAACTTAAAAATAAAATTATGAGTACAACAATTTTTGAAGCCGAAGTAACAGAATTTAACTGCATACCAGCAGAAGATGCAATGTTTACTATTTTTAAGATTCATGATTATTCAATGACTATTGAAGTTTGTGATGAAAATAAAAACTTGATTTGCGAATCTGAAATATCAATCGAAGATGCTAAAAAGTTAGCTAGATTAATTTTACTATGAAACACCAAATTTACTACGATTCTTATCAACGTTTTACTAATCGAATTAAAAAGCGATGGGATAAGAAAGGCATACGCTATAATTCTAGTCACGTAGGCATACTTTTTTACGCTTGGCGAACGAAAGTATTGTTTGCAAATTTACAAGGTTTAAAACGGTCTAAAATCAATATTATCGACACACAACAAATAAAACTTAAAATATGAGAACACCGGAAGAAATATTAGAAGATAATGTATTTGATTTCAATTTATTTAAATTGGATAATGAATATTCAGCATTTAATTTAATTAAATCCATGAAAGAATACGCAAAACAACAATCAAATCAGGCAGTAATAGACTGTTCTGAATCTGCAACGGCTTATATCACTCAGGAATCAGTTAACGGAGGTAAAGTAGCAAAAGTAAATAGTGAATCAATACTTAAAAACTTAAAGAAATGAATATAGAACTAAATAAAATTACATCGCTTGTTGATTCATTTAATAAACAGGAATATCAATTTGAAATAATTATTCAGGTAATTAAAAAAGAGCCTAAAAAGTATTTGTCTTTACAACAAGTCATGCAGATTGTATGCAGTAAAATGAAAATACATTCTGATTATTTAAATATGAAGTCAAGGGAAAAGACAATAGTTTTACCTAGACAAATGGCTCATTATATTGCAAGTAAAAAAACTAAAAATACACTATCAGAGATAGGTTTTTATTTCGGAGGTGTAGATCATTCGACTGTACTTTACAGCATAAAGAACATTAAAAATCAATTGGAAACGGACAAGCAATTTAGAGAATTATATCAGGAATTTTTAAACAACTAATTATAACAATCATGAAAAAATTACTTTTAATTATCATGTTATTTCCTTTTATGGCATGGAGTCAAAACAAATCAGATATAGATAATTATATAAGAAATCAATCGAAAGTTGATAGTGTAAAAACTGCCACATTCACCATTAACAAAACTAATCCATTGCTTATAGCTTCAATTAGACCAAATCATTCAATTATAATAAAAGGAGATAATAAGCAATTAAATCTAGATTTTAAAAGCGGTAAATTAGTAGTTACCGGAGATATGGAAATGGATGAAGCAGCTAAAAAATTTATGGATTATTGTAAAAGTGTTTATGCTTTTAAAATTGACAGTTTAGAAAATATTATAAAAGAATTAAGAAAGGCTAAACGATAAACTTTTTGCACCGTTCAAATATTTCTAAACGATCTTTTAGATTTGTCAGTCCTCCATTAATACGTTTAGTCAACAATTCAAAATTACCAGAATCAGCAATTTGATTTAAGTTCTTTGATTTCCAAAACCATAATGAAGACAACACGGCATATTCAGGACTTTCTAATAATTCAGGTTCTTGAATAAAATCAATTCCGAAAGCGTTTGAAAGTTTATCGTAATTTGATCTTCCGGTAATTTGAATGAGTCCACGACCTTTAAATCTGATACCGTCTCCTTGTTCAATATTTCCTAAGTCTTTACGTCCTTCATAAGCCTGACCGCTTGCAAGTTCTTCTGAATAGTTTAATTGTCCGCTTTCATGCCCTATTTGAGCAAAATAAGACCATAAACGTATTGGTGTGGTTATTTCGTATTGATTCAAATATTTATTGAAATAAGGCAAATATTTCAGCCTATTTGATAACGTTGAATAAGGATAGATTTGTTTTAATATTTTATCGGTTATCATGCTATATAACATTAGTTAATTATTTCTATTGTCAAAATTAAGCATTATTTTTGAGTTTATAGAATTTATACTTTGAACCAATTTGAACCCTAATATATAATTATTATGAGCTTATTAGACGAAAAAGTAATTCAGTCAAAAGAGATAAAGAAACTCGTTGACTTTTTGGTAAAGGAATCAAGAATAAATCATGCAAACCCTAAGGAATTAGGACTTCCTGAGTTTAGAATTGTAGTTCGTGAGGATGGGTCTTGTTATGGTCATGTAATGGGGCGCAGTTCTACAACTGTTGATTTTAAGTTGCCAATTATTCCACAAACAACTGGCCATGTGAGCGATATATCAAAAATAACAGGGGTGTATAATGTACCAAATTGGAGGGGAAAACCCTATTTACTACCTAAAAAGAAGCAATAAATATGAAACCAACAGAATTTAGAATTGGAAATTTAGTCTTTAATGACAGATGCCTGAACACAATTGAAAATTTACTTTCCGATGGTGTTTGTACCTTAAAGACCAAACAGGGAAATTTCATTCATGCTAGATATGAATTATTAGAAGGAGTTCCATTGACCGTTGATATTCTTTCTAAACATGGAATTACCAAAAGGTTTAACGAGGATAGCTGTAATCTTTATGATTTAGAAAACTATAAAGAACTAACAGCCAACGGTAGAAATAGAGGTCAAGGATTTATATGCTTAGCTTCTTTTGAAGGCAAAGCTGGTTTTCTCGATCTGCAATCCAGAACGTGGTTTATATATTTACACGAATTACAAAACTACTTTTTCTGCTTAACAGGGATTGAATTAGTAGGAGGTCTTTAGTTCAACTAGAGGAATATTTAAACTAAAAAAGGGAAGCTAATAACTTCCCTTTAATTTTTTAATAAATGATGTTTAATTTTGTTTCTTACCTGTAAACCATGCTACAACAGCGATCAGGCAATAAGTTCCTAATTCCCCCCATTTAAACTCTCCGGTAGATGATTGTAGATAACCTTGTACTGCACCAATTGCAACAGATGCAACGGCTACAATGTTTGTAATTAAATCTTTTTTATTATTCATTTTATTTGATTTTATGCCTCGGTGTTAGCCTCAGCTATTAATGTTTCAATCTTTGTAAATAACTTGCCTATAAAGCCATTAAACAGCATTAAAAAGCCTAAATAGATTTGACGTTCGTAGCTACCTAAATTCAGATTAATCTTTTTATCTAAAATATCAGCGACATGATCTGAAAATGCCTGAACGTTTGAAGTTTCAATATAACTTACAATTAGATCAATTTCAGCCTTTATTTCAATGTTTGGATTTTTACCTATGCAATTATCATCTATAAAAGAAATCATTGATTTAAACAGCTTTCTATCCCTTTTTTCGAGCAATGAACCAATTGTGATAATGCCTAGTACTTTTTTGCCTTTAAATATTTTATCGAAGTCAATTTTATCGTCTAACAGTTTTGCAATTGCATTTTCAAGTCTGTTGCTTAAATATCCTTTATCGCTCATTTTAGTTTTGATTTTAGTGAATAGTATAATTGAAATAATTTGTATCTGTTTTTAGCCTGAAATAGCTTTAATAATGGAGTAAAGTTAATCTTAATAATTTGTAGCTTCATTGATTTATTTTATTTGCACTTCTCAATTCATTTCCATATATATTTTTTCGAGCATACCAATATGCCGTAGTATCGTTTTTAATTGTGTCTTTCATCACAAATACTGCCTTATTGTATTGGTCTCCTAATTCACGAAGCATTTTAATTTCATTCATTGTAAAAACCTCATCACGGTTAGCCTTACTTGATACTTCATTCCACGTAAATCCTACAACTGCACCAAGCGAAAAAGTAACTCCTAAAACAATACCCAAAACCCATCTTGAATTAGAGTTTCGTTCGCTTGATTCTTTATCTATCTTTTGGGTTGACGTTTCAATATTTAGCTTTAATTGATTATTTGCATCCAACATAAATATAGTCCAATCATCTTGCATTTTTGCGCTTTGAACTTTAAAATTGTGTGTTATTTCTGCAAGTATTTTTTCAGTACTTTCTTTAATATCATCCATGCAAGTTTTGCACTCATCTTTTATTTCCTTATTCATATTAAAAAAATCTAAGCGATAACTTATTAATAAACAAATATGCCGATATTAAAATAGAAATGCAAGTAACCAACAGCAACGATCTAACATATATCAAAGCACCTATATTTAATACATTTACATTAACCCATTCTAATAAAATAATCAATATCAAATTGTAAATTAATACTCTATGCCACGAACAAAGACTTAGTTTAAACGAAAAATACAATAATACCAGATCAAAATATAAAGAATGACCGAATATTGGATATGTATAATCAGAAACATTAATCCTAAGTAATGAGCATAAAAGTCCAATAACTATATTTAAGGTTATAATTATTGGACTAATCTTCAATATTGATATTAATTGTTTCATTATGGATGAGTGCCTCCGCCTGTTCTTGGTGGAATAATATCATCATCATCTACTGATCCTTTAAGTTATACCGGAAATGACGGCAAGATATATCGAACCGTCAAGATAGGCACTCAGGTTTGGATGGCTGACAATTTAGCCGAAACCAAATACCAAAACGGAGATTGGATAACAGGATTTGATGGTGGTGTTTATACGCCTATCTCAAATGCAGCCTGGGCAGCAAAAACAACAGAAGCAATGTGTATATATAACGATGATCCAAATAACAGATAAAACAAACAATATGAAAAACTTACTTTTAATTTTAGCACTTCTTTTTTCAATTAGTTCATTTGGACAGCCAATCGGTATGACGCTGCCATATATCACAGATGCGCAATCAATCCAAATGACCGCAACTCAAACCACAACGTCAATAGATCGAAGGTTTGAAGAAGTACAACGATGCCTTAACGAAGCAAAGATACAAGTTAAGCGTATTAATGCTCAGGAAGCAGTTCAGAACAATATAAAGCTCAAAGCTGAGATAAACCAACTGCTATACGACTTGCAAGCAGTAATGAAGCTAAACAGACCTAAATTCATGGATTTTAAAGAATATAAATGGGTAGGTGATAGTTTGCAGACTATTAAAGAAAAAGAACATCTAACAAGCGAAATACTTCGATTAAAGAATGAAATAACTTTAGGCGAAGATTCAAACTACATTCAGCCACAAATTAACCAATTACAGAACAGAAAGAACGATTTAAATAAGATTACTAAATCATGGGTTCGTTTAAAATAATTTATTTTGTTCATTAATATATTTTATCTAATTTAGTAGCAACTTTAAAATTTACGATTATGAAAAAGTTATTTGTATTGTATGACGATCCACCACAGGAAGATGATGATGATATTATTCCACCAAGAACAGGCGT